ATTTTCAGGAAATGATGGACAAGCAGGTGCTGCAGCAAATCAAGCCGCTAGTGAACAACCTCCAACTAATGAACAGCTTCAATGATTACATTGATGAATTAGTTAAACAACAACATAAGATACTAGAACAATCAAGTGACACAACTACTTTACATAGGTCTCAAGGAGCAATAGCTACTTTGAATAAGTTAAAACATTTAAGGGATGAAGTAAATGGCATTAAGTAATCAAATGGAATTATTTGAAGGTGGTGATACCTCTATTGATACTAGTAAATTAAAGAGTGGTGTTAAAGAAAAAAAAGATGCGAGAAAAATTCAATTTGATAATATGACAAAAATGTTAACTTCTGGAAAAGTTAAAGATTTATCTATTGAGGAGAAAGATAAATTTGTTAAATTATATAAAATGTTAAAACAACATCATTCTTTTAATGACGGTGGTTTATTAGATGAAGGTGGTATGATTGATGAGGTATCAGGTAACGATGTACCATCAGGCTCTACACGAGAAGAAGTGAGAGATGATATACCTGCACAATTAAGTGAAGGGGAATTTGTATTTCCTGCTGATGTTGTTAGATATATAGGTCTTGAAAAATTAATGGAGATACGACAACAGGCTAAACAAGGTCTAAAACAAATGGAAGCTATGGGTCAGATGGGTAATTCAGACGAGGCTACTATGCCTGATGATTTACCTTTTGATGAAACTGATTTAGATACTGACGATAATACTATGCCATTTGATGAAACAGACCTTGACACAGAAGATGATTTAGAGTATAATATAGGTGGAGTTGTTCCAGAACAACAAGGTGTATATACAGCACCAACAATACCCACATTTCAAAATGAAGGTATAGATACAGCACCATTCCCTAATATGGCAGCTCCTAAAATACCTAGTACTAAAAAAATGTATGGACCTTCTACTGAGCCATATGTAGGTGCAAATTTTGAACAACTTACAGGGGTTGGTGGTACTGCGGCTGGAAAACCTACAACTGAATTAATTAGATATGTAAATCCTGTTACAGGACAAGCTCGCATGATACCCCATCTTATAAATGCAGATGGTACAAGAGGCACTACTATATATCCTGTACCTGAAGGGTTTGTTCAAAAGGCACAAACACCAGAAGAAAAAGCTCAAGATGCAACTAAAATTAAAGTAGAGTCAACTAAAGTAAAACCTATAGAAGAAGGTGGCGATGATGGTCCAGATGGTGGTGGTGGTGCTGTAGACCCTAATGGAGACCCTTTTGGTTATCAATCTATAACAAACAGAGATGCCCTAGATAAAAATATGAATAAGATTGGAAAAATGCAACTTAGTTTGTTGGGTGTAAATAAGATGGGTGCGATAGCAGGAATAGCAGGAAAAGCTGTTAGAGGTGCTATGGGCAAGACAGATATGGATGCTATTAATTTAGGAGCAATCACAGGTTACTACTCCTCAACAAAAAATGCCATGGGTTACACAGGAAAAAATGTAGCTACATTAGGAAAAACAGCAAGAGCTGCTTTAAGTAAGTCCATTGACAGAGCCTTTACAACAGTAAATAATTTAACAACCGATTCTACAGGTGCAGATATGAGTCAGGCAGATACTTTAGGTCAAGTTAATTCTGTAGCTGGTTTATACGGATTAGACCCTGTAGATACAAAAGGTAGAAATTTTAATCTTAATGTACAAATAGGTAAAAAGATGGCTGAGATAGATTTAGAAAGAGATAAATTTAAATCAAAAATAAGACAAAGAGGTATGATAGGAGCACAACAAGGTTTTGACAATATGGAATCATTAGGTCTAGAAAGTTTATCAGAGGTACAGCAAAAAGGTTTTCAGGATGCCCTAAGTAAAGGAACAGGTGTAAATAAATCTGGTGGTGTCAGTAAAGATACATTAAGTGATGTTCAAAGCATAGGTAAAGCTGGAGGTAAAGATGCTTTTAGTGATATTACAACTGATGGAGTTGACCCTAGTGATACAAATTCACAAAATATGGGATATGGATTTAACCAAGGTGGACTAGCAGGTAAAAAGAAAACACCTAAACTAAAGAAGATGAAGCAAGGTGGATTAGCTTCACGTTAATAATTCACAATAATAGGCTACTTATCCCCCAACAATAAATGGCTACGATAACCCCCAAAAGGAGAATACAAAATGGCTGAAGAAGCTACAAAAGATATGGTGCAAGATGCTACACCTAAAAAAGCAATGTTTATGAATAGACCTTATTCTCAAGAAGAAAGAGTAAAGCGAGATGAAGAAGAACTTGCAAGGCTCGTTGAGGAGCAAAAAGGTACAGACGAGACTAGCAAAGAGGAAACTTCGAGTGAAGAAGAACCGACTAATGCTGAAGAAAAAACTTTTAAGAAACGCTATGGAGATTTAAGAAGGCATACTCAAGAAAAAGAAAAGCAGTTTCAAAAACAGCTAGATGATATGAAAGAACAACTAGCTAAAGCAACTAAGAAAGAAATGAAGTTGCCTAAGTCTGATGAAGACATAGAAGCATGGGCAACAGAGTACCCTGATGTTGCTGCCATTGTTGAGACTATAGCAATGAAGAAAGCAAAAGAGCAATCTTTAGCATTAGAAGGTAGAATAAAAGAGATAGATGAAAGAGATGCTAACTCTGTAAAAGAGAAAGCTGAAGTAGAGTTAATGAGACTTCACCCTGACTTTGATAATATTAGAGACAGCGATGACTTTCACGATTGGGCTGAAGAACAACCAAAATGGGTACAAGATGCACTATACGAGAATGATAATGATGCAAGGTCGGCAGCAAGAGCCATTGACCTCTACAAATCTGACAAAGGAATCAGTAAGGATACTACAACAAAGAGTAATAAGAGTGCAGCTATGGATGTTAGCACGAAAAATACAAGAACTAAAGTTGATGCTACAGAATCAGGTAAAAAAATACTGGAGTCTCAAGTTCAAAAAATGTCCTCTGCTCAGTATGAAAAACAAGCTGACACAATAATGGATGCTATAAGGTCTGGCAACTTTGTATACGATGTATCAGGGTCGGCAAGATAAATTAAAAAGAATGTTGACAAATAGTTATTTATGAGTATAACTATATGTAACTAAAGGTATAGCATAACCCCTTCTTGGATACTTATGCTATATTACTACTAACTTTAGAGATTACCCAGTTATGTGAGCCTACACAGGATTAGCTATCCTACGTACAACCTCAACGCATGAATGGTCCTTATAAAGTAACACGACTAAAAGAACACATTTAATGTGTGATATAAATGTTTAAGGAGATTTTAAAATGGCATTTACAGCAGCAGCTGGCTACGGTAATCTTCCTAACGGTAATTTTAGTCCTATTATTTACAGCAAACAGGTGCAACTTGCGTTTCGTAAGTCATCTATTGTCGATGCAATCACTAATAATGATTACTTCGGTGAGATTGCTAATATGGGCGATTCCGTTAAGGTTATCAAAGAACCAGAAATAACAGTCAAGGCATATACTAGAGGAACTACTATTACTCCTCAAGACCTTGATGACGAAGAATTTTCACTTAATATTGACAAAGCTAATTACTTTGCATTTAAAGTGGATGATATTGAAGAAGCTCATTCTCATATTAACTTTCAACAGTTAGCATCAGATAGAGCAGCTTACAGACTAGCCGACCAATTTGACCAAGATGTACTTGGTTATATGTCAGGTTACAAGCAATCAGCTATACATGGTCCTGCAAACGCAGCTAACACTACCACTAACGGTACTGTTGCTGTATCAACTGCCGGTTCTGACGAACTCTTATCATCAATGAAAATTGATGCCGCAGACTTCGGTGGTTCAGCAGGTGATGCTGTGGCTATCTTACCAAGAACAGGTGGAGCTACTACTGCTGCTCCTGCTAATGGAGATAGAAACCCATTGACAGTTATAGCTAGAATGTCAAGACTATTAGACCAACAAAATGTTGACACTAATGGTAGATGGTTAGTATTAGACCCTGTATTTATTGAAGTACTAAAGGATGAGGACACAAGATTGTTCGATGCAGACTTTGGTGGTTCAGGATTACAGAATGGTTTAATCCTTAATAACCTTCATGGATTTAAAGTGTATCAATCCAATAATCTTCCAACTATAGGAACAGGACCTTCTAATACAGGTACTAATAGTTCTACAGACTTTGGTATTATTGTTGCTGGTCACTCTTCATCAATAGCTACTGCCGAGCAAATCAACAAGACAGAGACTTATAGAGACCCTGATTCTTTTGCTGATATTGTTCGTGGTATGCATTTATACGGTAGAAAGATTCTTCGCCCTGAAGCAATCTGTACTGCCGCTTATCACTTAGCATAGGGAGATTGAATTATGGCGAATATTACATCGTTACTTGCGGCTTCCTCTGGTAGCTCATCTCGTGGTCGTTCCCCATATATGGTGGAAAATACTATTGACTTAACAGCTACAGCTATTTCTTCTACTGCTACAGACACTGTACAAGCAATTACAGTGCCAGCAGGTACGAAGATATTAGCTGCAGGTTATGAAGTAGTTGAAAGTGCGACTATGAATACAGGTACAGATGCTACAGCTGCTCTAGGCTTCACAGGTGGTGACGTTGATGAGTTTGTTGCTGCATTTGACATTGATGGTGCTGCTGATGGTGTTTATGCACCAAGCGTTGCTATCACTGGTGACACTGTATCAGGAACTGCAGATACCATTGACTTACTTTTTGGTGGAGCAGGTGCTACTTATACAGCAGGTAAACTTAGAGTTTACGCTGTCATGATGGATGTATCCACTCAAGGTGATACTTCTGCCAATGAAGTTGACAGAGACACTTTAGCTTAACTTAATATATAAGGGAGCAGGGCAACTTGCTCTCTTATCTTTACGTGATATTATAGGAGATTTCAAATGGCTATCACAACTGCAATGTGCACAAGTTTTAAGTCTGAGTTATTAGGTGGTCTGCATGACCTCGATACTGACTCACTTAAACTAGCACTTATTAAGGCATCACCTTCAGGTACATATGGTGTTGCTACAACTAACTATTCTGACGTAACAGGTAACTCTGACGAAGCATCAGGTACAAACTACTCTGCAGGTGGTCAAGCACTAGGCAGTGCAGCGATTGCTGTATCAGGTACAACTGCTACTGTAGACTTTGCCGATGAAGTATTTAGTAACGTAACTACATCTGCTAGTGGCTGTATTATATATAACACTGCAAACAGTAACTCTGCTATCTGTGTTATTGATTTTGGTGGTACAGTATCTGCTACTGCAGGTGACTTGACTATCCAGTTTCCAACTGCTGATGCCTCAAACGCTGTAATACGTATAGCTTAAGGAGGTAGAGCATGTCGTTCTACGGTACTAATGATGCTATATATGGTTCAGGAGAATACGGTACTGCTTCGTACAATGTCGTAACTCCTATCATATCTTTAGGGTCAGTTAGTGCTACAGGACAAGTTACTGCTCCAAATGCTACTATTACTGCTACATTAACAGGAGTTAATGGAACAGGACAAATTGGAACTGTCACTGCTGTCAATGATTCTAGCTTAACACTAGGCTCTGTTTCAGCGACAGGAGTAGTTAATACCCTATCTGAAAATCCATCAGAAGCAGTTACAGGTGTATTTGCTACAGGTCAAATAGGTACTGTTTTTGCTCAAGCATTTTTAGGTGCTAATGACGCTTTATACGGAACAGGTAGGTACGGTTCAGCTAGATATGGTGATGTTTCACCAACTATTAACCTTCCTACTCTTGAATTAGTAGGTAGTATTGCTACTGTACAAGTAGGGGGTCAATTTGAAGTAGATGTATCTGAACGTTTACTAAGTGTTTCAGCTACAGGTCAAATAGGGCAACTTCAAACTATACCAAAACTAGTTTCAAGTGTATCTGCTTCAGGTGCTATAGGCACAATTAAACCTAATCCAACAGAACCTGTAGTTGGTTTAAGTGCAACAGGCAGTGTAGGAACACTAACACATAGTAATACACATTTTATTGCAAGTGTTGTTGGAACTTTTACACTTAATAAAGGCAGTAGACCTTTTGCAAAAGCATATACTTTTATTACAGCAATTTCTGTCGTTGCCACATCTGCCATAGGAACTATTAAGCCTAATGTAGATGAACCTATAGGTGGTGTAGTAGGAACAGTTGCAGTAGGAACACCTGAGATAACTACATCTGAAGCATTACTTAGTGTATCAGCTACAGGTTCTATAGGTGTCTTAACACACAGTAATACACATTCTCTTGGAAGTGTTCAAGGAACTACTGCAGTAGAGCAAATACAAGTAGATGGCTTTGAAATAGATGTTCAAGAAAGACTTCAATCTGTTTCAGCTACAGGTGCTATCAATGGAACACTAACACATAGTAACACACATTCTATTTCTTCTGTAGTCGGAGCATTTAATGTAGGTAACACGACAGTCACAGGAGTGACTTTTAATTTTATTGCAACGGACTACGATAGAAAAAGAGTTGTATATGTACCAAGGCAAGATACGGCAGCTGAACGAAGAGTTGCGGCATAGGAGAAGTTAATGTCATTTCGTTGGACAACAAAAGACCCAGATGAAACATTAGACTACAGTATAGATTGGTCACGTTTTCTTGGCACAGCTACTATTTCTTCTGTAGTATGGTCAGTTAAAACACCGGAAATAGCTAAGACAACATTACCTGCAGGACAAGACTTAACAACTGCATCTTCTAGTTCTGTGACTGACAGCATACAAAATATATCACAGACAAATACAAACACAGTGGCTACTATAAATTTAGCTGGTGGGATACTTAATCGTGAATACATCTTTACTTGTAGTGTGACAGATAATACAGGCAGTTTAGCTGAAAGAACTGTAAAAATGCGAATAAGGGAAAATTAATGGCTTATAATTATTTAGAACTTGTCAACCAAGTAAATCGCAGATTAAATGAAACAGAACTTACTTCAAGCAATTTTGCTACTGCTGTAGGTTTTTATGCTCAAGTTAAAGACGCTATCAATGCATCTCTTCGTGATATTAATCAACATGAATTTAATTGGCCCTTTAATCACGTAGAACAAGAAGATGTTTTATCTGCTAATGTAACAAGATATTCATTTCCTCAAGATGCTAAATTAGTAGACTTTGATAGCTTTCGTATAAAAGAAGATAGTTTATTAGGAAATGCTACAACAAAATTAGGTATTCTTGCATACGAAGAATATCTAGATAAGTACGTAGACCAAGAATATAATACCAACGGTAGAAGAGGTGTACCTCAAATGGTAGCACATGGACCTGCTCTTGAATATTTACTTACACCTGAACCTAATAAAGCCTACACAGTAGTATATGAATATTATCGTGTGCCTGTAGATTTAGAATTATATGATGATGTTCCTGCTGTTCCTGAAAGATTTAAACATATTATTGTAGATGGAGCAATGCACTATGCTTATTTATTCCGTGGTAATTCACAAGACGCAATGTTAGCAAAACAAAAGTTTGATGAAGGCATAAAGAATATGCGTATTGTATTAATTAATAGAACATACTATTTACGTTCCACAATGATATCACACAATACAGGTGGTGGTAGAATGGGATTTGCTAGGTCTGTTATCTAATGGCAGACGCATGGCAAACCTACTCATATGAATTTAAAGGTGGCTTAGTAACAAACCTTTCTCCTTATCAACAAGGTTTTCAAACACCCGGTTCAGCACGTATATTACGTAACTTTGAGCCTTCTATATTTGGTGGATACAGAAGAGTAGAAGGATACTCTAAATTTGATTCTAGTGTTGTGCCAAATGCAGGTGTTATCAGAGGTATTCATAAGTATAATAACCAAGTATATGCTGTAAGAGGTAATGACCTATTTAGGTCTAGTGGGTCAGGATGGACACAGATAAGTGATAATTCAACTTATAATAGTGCAAGTGTTACAATCGGTGGTTCAGGTAAGGTACGATTTTTAAAGTATGATTTTGATGGTACAGAAAAACTTATGCTTGTTGATGAAACAGGCAAACCTTATAGATTTAATGGAACTACGTTTGAACAGTTAAGTTCTTTGCCTTCTGATGTATCAGGTGCAAAGTTTATAGTCAACTTTAAAAATCATATAGTGTTTGGTAATGGAAAAAAGATAGTCTTTTCTGCACCTTATACAGATAATGACTTGACAATCGCTAACGGTGGTGGTATAATTAATGTGACAGATACAATTACAGGATTAATTGTGTTTCGTGACCAACTAATAATATTTAGTGAAAGTAGTATAAATATACTGAATGGTAGTAGTGTAGCAGACTTTCAATTAAAGCCTGTATCTCGTGACTTAGGGTGTGTTGCAGAAGACACTATCCAAGAAATAGGTGGAGATGTTATATTCTTAGGACCTGATGGGTTACGTCTTTTTTCAGCTACAGACAAGATTGGAGACTTTAATCTTGCTGCTGTATCAAAAACAATACAAGCTGAAGTATTAGATTTAGTATCTAGTAGTCCGAATGGTTTTACTAGTACAGTAATTCGTGAGAAAAGTCAATATAGGATATTTGGATTTAATACAGGTTTTACAAACGATGCAGCAAAAGGCATAGCAGCTACACAGTTAGAAGGAGGAATAGCTTTTAACGATTTACGTGGTTTTAATGCTTATGTAACGTATAGTGAATATGATGGTCGTACTGAATTTATATACTTTGGTGGTGCTGATGGTTACATTTATAGAATGGAACAGGGAAATAGTTTAGATGGAGCAGTTATACCTGCAACATTTGCCACACCTTTTATACCTTTAGGAGACCCAAAGGTCAGAAAAACTATATATAAAGGT